AACTACAGGGTCTACTAACAACGCCGGTAGACCTGTAGATATGTCGCTGTTGACTAGAAACAGCACGATTATGGCCTGTGTAGCGACTAAAGCACGGGCATTGAGCCAGTTACCAATTCGTGTAGTGTGCCAAGCTGACGATGGCTCTTATGTAGACGCAATCAAGTCTGATTCTGTTGGTCCACGTGATAAAGCCAAAGCAAAACAAGTTGCAAACCTATTAGCACAGCCAAATAACTTCCAAAGCACTTATGAGTTTTGGTATCAGTGGCTTATGTGGTACGAATTGTCAGGTGAAGCATTCACGATGTGGTGGAGGAAAGATCAAAAGTCTAGCCTTGAGACCCCATTGGAAATGTACATTTTGGACAGCACCCTAATTGCGGTCACTATCACCCCAACACGCTACCCTTCATACAGATTGTCTACACCGGCTTACGGTTTCAATCGGGATGAGCCATTGGCGGCTCATCAGGTTATGCACATCAAAGAAATGGCATGGCAAGGTTCAGCCGGTTTCAACAAAGGCATTTTGGCGGCTGAATTGGTGTCTTTAGACCAAGACATTGACTTGTACGCCAACTACATAATGCAGAACGGCGCGAAGCCAAGCGGCATGTTTACGACTGAGAACGTAATTCCTGACGCGAAATACAAGGAAATTGCCGCTAGGCTGAAAGAGGCTTGGTCTGCAATGGTAGGTAGCAAGCAATCAGACCCAAGCAAAGCCGGTCAAGGAATGCTGTTAGACCAAGGCATGAAATACACGCCATTGGAGATGCTTACCCTTCAAGACACGGATGCGGCAAAGCTGAAAGAGCAGACAATGAAGCGGCTTTGTGGGTTGTTTGGCGTACCACCGGCAATGATTGGTATTGCTGACCAAAAATACAACAACACACAGACGATGATGGATGAATTTTACAAATCATCTATGTACCCAATGACCGTCAACATAGCGCAGAAGCTAAAACAGCATCTGTTTGTTGGCTACCCAAATCTGTGTATTGAGTTTGACACACGAAACTTCCTCAAAGGCGACCCGCTGAGTCAGATGAATTTCGCTGTGGCGGGTGTTGGCGCGGGAATAATGACCCCAAATGAAGCCCGTGAATATCTTGGTATGCCAAACGTGGAGGGTGCTGATGAACTAATGGACATTCAAAAACCTGAGCCAATTACAGGCACAAGCCCACAGGACACTGGTGGCGGTGGCGGCAACCAAACAAAAAAGATGAACATTGGCAAATAAAATGCCAAATGATTTTAAAAAGATGGTAGCATTGTTGCAAAGCTACAATCCAAGAAACTCGCCAAAGCGTGGGCGACCTAAGACAATAAACGACATTGACCGAACAAAAGTCGATGAGGTAATCCATGACACAGAACGTAACGATGGTATGCGAAGCCCAACTCATAGTCGAGGCGCGGGGCATTACAAGCGGCAAAATTGAAGCAACAGTCACCACATGGGGCGCACGTGAAGGCGCTGATGGTAGGCGGTTCAACTATCAGCCAGAGGGCTTCATGGATTGGGCTGAGAACTTTGCCAAAGAGGGCAAACCACTCCCAATGTTTGTTAACCACAACGCTGACGCAATCCCTGTTGGCGAATGGACTTCATTTGAATTCACAGATGAAGGCATGATGGCTCAAGGCCGGTTATACACAAACACAAGCATGGGTTCAGACCTGTACAAAATCATGCAAGAAAGCCCTACAATGTTTGGCGGCGTGTCTGTTGGTGCTTATGCTGAAGAATATCAAATGGTCAACGCTGAAGGTGAGCCTGACCAATCTGATGAAGCATATTTCCAAATCACTAAAGGCGGCTTGCGTGAAGTCTCCGTTGTTATGTACCCCAACAATCCCGAAGCAAACGTCAGTAAACTGGAGTATTTCCGGCCTGATGGCTCTGCTGACCTTAAAGTTTTGGAAACAGCCCTGCGGGATGCAGGACTCAACCGAAAGGATGCGGTTGCCGCCGCATCTGTATTCAAGCAAGTTATCGAACAGCGGGATGCTGTAAAGGTTGTGCTTGAGACTGCGCCACAACAGAGTGATTCTGATGCGGAGGCAACCAAAGAAGCTGAAATTCTTGCGGCTCTCGAAGCCCGTGAACTTCTACAAATCCTAGACACACGCCTGAAAGGTTAATCATGTCACAAGTTATCATTGAAAAACTGGATGCTATCGAAGCTAAACAAGCTGAAGGTATCGCCGCTGTTGAAGCAAAAATTCCCGCCGCTGTTGAAGCTGTTAAAGCTGAAGTTGGCGAAATGATTGCCGCTTTGGAAGCCAAAGTTGCTTCTGTACAAGCACCCGCAATCATCAAAGCACCCGCCAAGACCGTTCGCCAAGATGTGAACCGTTCTGTGCGCGAACAACTCGCAAACTTCTACAAGGCTAACAACCGTGTGGAAAAAGAGTTGAAGATGTTTGAAGATGAAAGCCAGTACGGTGCTTACATTGCTGAAGCTTCTGCCCTGACAGGCGGTGGTGACGGTAAGGGCGGTCGTACAGCTTATGACCCAACATTCGTTGCACTGCGTTTGATGAATCCTTTGCGCGGCGTGTCACGCACCGTTGCAACCGATGGCTCAAGCTACCAGTTCCGTGTTAAGACCGGCAACGCTGGTGCAATGTGGGGCTATGGCATCAACAACAACACTTCTTCAGGTGCTAACCCCACCACTGAAGACACTTCTATCTGGCAACTCGTGTTGCAAGACTTGAACGTGCAGTTCCCAATCCGTACAGCCGCTTTGGATGACATTGATGGCTTGGAAGCGAACGTGGTTGATGACATGTTGGCCGAATTCAGTCAGCAAGAAGCCTTGTCGATGATTCAAAATAATGACCAAGGCGCTACTACATTGCCTTATGGTGGTAGCAACGGCTTGCGCGGCCTTGACCAATACGGCGGTGCTAACAGCACATACGCCGGCGGTACAAGTTCAGTAGCGGCTTTTGGTTCTAGTGGTACTGGCTCTACAAGCGGTTTGCACAGCTTGGCTACTTATGACCAAATCACAACCAACGCTAACACTGTTGGCGCTAACAACATCCAGTACAAAGACGTAATCAATTTGATTTACGCTTTGCCACAACAATACTGGACTTCAAGCGCACGATTCATGGTTAGCCCAATCTTGGCTCAAGCAATCCGTGGTCTGCAAGACACCAACGGTCGTCCAATCTTCAACTCTGTTGAATCTTTGAACCCCGATGGCATCATTGGTCAGATGTTGGGCTTTGATGTTGTGATGAACAAGTATCTCGATACACCTTCACAAACTACAACTGGCACTGCCGGCACTAACAGCCTGTACCCAATGTACTTTGCTGACTGGTCACGTTTCCACACAATCATTGATCGCCTGAACATGGTTATGCGCAGATACGATCAGACATTGCCCGGCTTTATAACCTTTTTTGGTGAGAAACGCTTGGCGACATCGGTGCGTGATCCTAATGCAGGTGTGCGTTATCGTTCAACTGGAACAGCTACATAATCTCCGTGTAGTTGCCATTGGCAGGGGCTACGGCCTCTGCCCTTTTTCAAAAAGGACTCACCATGACCGTCACCAAAAAAATCCTATCAGCAATTCAAGAAACTATCCAAACTGGCCTTCCTGTAAAAGTCGATTTGCGTGAAGCGTCTGCAATTACTGGTTCAGGATTGAATGTCGGTGGTCGCACTTACTTTGATGACGCATTCGCTACATTGCGTTATGCAAATCCTTTCCGTCTTTTGGCACGAAATATCAAAGTATCCGGAAATTCCGCTGTTCAGTTTGTTGCCAAAACCGGTAACGCCGCTAACAGCACAAACCCTTGGGGTTACACAGTTAACCCAAACAGTGGTTCACCAAACATTGACACAACCATTTGGCAGTTGCCTACACGTGTGATTTCTGCACAGATGCCAATTCGTTCTGCTGTTCTTTCCGATGTGAACGGATTGAACGATGAGTTGGTAGAAGATTTGATGATGGAATTCGCACAGTTGGAAGGTGCTTCTGCCGGTTTGAACAACGACCAAGCTGGCTCTACAACCACATCAACTGGTGGCACTGACGGTCTGCGAGGCTTAAACAGCTATCCTGGCAGTGCTGGCGCTACTGCGGCATTTGGCACAAGCGGTACAGCAATTACAAACGGTCGCCATACGATAGCTACTGTTGGCTACAACAACACTGGCGGTCTTGAAGCCGAAACTTTGTCTGCAATGGCTAATGCTTTACCATCACAATACTGGTCTTTGCCCAGTACTGCTTGGATGATGCACCCAACTGCAATTAAAACATTGCGTGATTATGCTCACGGCAGTAGCGGTTATTCATTCGTTGATGTTGGTTCTGCTGAAGCTGGTTCTTTGCTCCACGTGTATGGTTTCCCTGTGATTCCAAATCCGTATTTAGACCCTACTGGCACTGTCGGTTGCAAATCAATTTATCTTGCCAACTGGAATCGTTTTATGACTATTGCGGATGTGGAAGAAATGACCATTCAAGCAATGGAACAAACTCAGGCCGGTTTCATTACCATGTATGCGGAAAAGCGCATGGTCACAACTGTGCGTGATGTGTTTGCCGGTGTTCGCTCAATCGAGACTTGATACATGAG